CTCCACTATTAACTATATTATTAAATGGCAAACCAATTCATTTTTGAGGATGTACCTCAACGGAACTTATCTACATTTAGTCCGGAGGCAGGGTATGTGGCATTTATTGGTCGGTATGGGCAACAACTTAACTTCAGTGTTGTTAGAGTCTTCTTCCTCAACCAGAAGAAGGCCAAAATGGTCTTACATAAGACGGCACAACCAAATGTTGATCTTACTTTTGGAGGGGTCAAATTTACACTGGTTAATAACAATTTTCCCCAATACACAGCTAATCCGGTGCCAGACAATGCCCTCACCCTCCACAGGCTCTCTGGATATCTAGCTAGATGGACAGCAGAGCAAGTTAAGAACAATCAAGTGAAACTTGCTGAAGCTACTGCTGCAATTGTTATGCCTCTGGCTGAAGTCAAAGGATGCACCTGGAATGATGGCTATACCATGTATCTTGGATTTGCACCAGGAGCGGAAATGTTTCTAGAGACATTTGAATTTTTCCCTCTTGTCATCGATATGCATAGAGTTTTAAAAGATGGCATGGATGTAAACTTTATGCGGAAAGCTCTTCGCCAGAGGTATGGGCTGCTTACTGCAGAACAATGGATGACTCAAAAGATTGTTGAAGTCAAAGCAGCATTCGATGCAGTTGGGCAAATAGCTTGGGCTAAATCTGGCTTCTCCCCTGCTGCTAGAGCCTTCCTGCAGCAGTTTGGTATCACTGTGTAAACTTTCCAAAAAATCTTATCATCCTCTCATTTTCATCCTTTCACTTCCTAGTACAACATGTCTATGTGTTGTACGCCATTTCAGCAGCTTGTATCTTCATTATCTGTATAGTTAATTAGTGGAGCACACTACTG